TCATCAAGAGTTTGTTCCTTTTGATTCTGATACATTGAATGATATGCATCCATCAATTTATTAGGAGAGGGAGCAGATCCATACTGTGTCTTACCTAGATCTGCTTGACTCTTCTTACCAGATGGTGTCATACCACTGGATATCATGTCTTTAGAAACTCTATGATCCATCTTTATTTCAGAATTTAGAATTATTTAGTCATGCAACCAGTTCAATAAATTCACTGAGAATCTTTTTGTTCATCTTCTTATTCTTAAGACTCTTTACAAATGCACGTTTGATGTCTGTTTTGGTTGCATCCTCTTTGACTTCAAACTCATCATCATTCCCAATTGCAGCTGATGAGAGACCAAAGTAAGTATCATAAGCAGAATCTTTGATTGAAACAGACTTGTTCTTTTTCCAACTTCTCATTGTAAGTTCAACCTTCTCAGGATCATAACCAACATAACGACGAACAAAGGATCCAGCATCACGACTTGGCATCAAACGAATACCAATAAAATTAACGTTACTAAATCTATCCTTAAGATTTCTAATTAAAACCTCAGTAAATCCAAAACAAGATTCTTTAACACGATATGTTTTACCAAGAGCACGATCACGAAGAAATGCATTGTAGTAGATTGCATTCTCACCAATGTATGGCTTGTCCTCCCACTGTCTCTGAATTGAAACATGGTAACGAGGTGTGTATGATTCACCATCAGTCAAAACAACACATTGAACTTTCTCAACCTTATTGTCTTTCTTGAACTGAGGGATGATCTGATGCATACAAATCAAAGTCTCATCTAAAGGAGTGCCAGATAATCCCATACCTACAGGAACTTGAAATCTATCGTTGTTATAATCATAGTAGTGATATCCAAACTTTGTACAGATACGGAAGATACTTTTCATTTGATGTTCAAGAGTTCTAAGATTCACTTTTGATGAGAACATATGCATCAAACTAAAACTTGTATCAACTGCAACAACGCCTGCTTTCTTTGTATAACGAGATGTATATTCCTCTGCATAGGGATCAGAGTTTGGAAAACAATTTGTGAAAGCATAGACATCAAATGGAATCTGAACCTTACGACAAAACCAGATTAGATTGTAAAGTTGTTTGATTGTATCCTTCATGATAGGGCTCATAGATCCAGACCAATCAAGAACAAATATTAATCCATGATTCTTACCATCAGGTAAGACTGTAATCTTCTTGAAGATATCCTCACTGTATTTGTAAGTATGAAGTCTTGACATATCAAGCATACCTGTTCTTGCAGTCGCAGCTCGAGCATATGCGGATGCAGATTTTTTCATCTCAAACTCTTTAACAAGATAATTAACTTCTCTTCTTGCAGACTTTTTGAACTCATTGAACTCACGATCAGCATTCGAGAAATCTTCAATTGAATTATCAATCCACTGTGCATCGATTGAAGAATGAATCCACTCATTAGAAATAATGACTCGATTAAGATCTAAATCATTCGGTCTTTCAACATAGATACTTTCACGAGCACCTTCATTTACCAATCCTTTGAGAGACTCCTTAAGATTTTCATCAGTTTCAACGGTTGGTTCTGTAATTTCATTGACATCTCTACTACCCTTGGAATAAGCTTGATCTTCGTATTCAAGATCATCTTCATCAATGTCCTTTTCTTTTAGATCACCTCCATCATCAGGTGTTGCAGTTTGATATTGTTCTTCATTATCAGCATCGTCACCATCCTCTAATTGTTCCTTAAGTAACATCTCATCTTCAAGTTTTTTCTGTTCTTTCTTATCTTGAAGTTCTTGTTTACAATACTCATAAACTTTTTTTGATACCTCAAGAACCTCCTCAAATGTCTCTGTATTTCCTGTTAAAGCAACAAGTTCTCTCTCATAATCAGTAAAAGAAATATCAATAAAATTACCAATCTTATAATACAAATTTAAACGATCAGCAAAACCCATATCATCAACATTCAAATCCTCTAATTGAAAGAAGTCCATTGCATGTAATTCATCGTATGCATTAAAGAATGTTTTTGGAAGACCAGCGTATCTACGTTTGATTAGTTTTTCAATACGAGCATCTTCAACAACATTTACAAATGATGGTGGTATCTGATATTCTTCTATCCAATCTATGCAAGGAGTATATAATGCATGGCCAACTTCATGTGCAACTAACATATCATATACAGTTCCAGAAGCCCTTTCCCATAGTGGAAGAGTTAGAACTCTAGTCTCAACATTGAAACTTGCAGTTTGAACTTGTTTGTGTTCTACAATCAAATCCTCTGTAGCGAGTAACTTAGCAAGTGTTCCCTTAACTTCTTGATTAACTGTCATTTGTTTCCTTGTATATGTACGTATTATAATTCCTCAGCACAGAATGGAAACGATCAGTGTGCAGCTTTTTTAATTGTCTATACCTGTTGCATAATCTAATGCTCTCTTTGCAGTTCGCATTAAACGAACTCTACGCATATCATAAGTGTTAGGTAGTGTTAAAGAAAATCCTAAGAGTTCTCCCTCTGGATCATCTGGAAATCCAACTGGTTGAATAAAAAATATCCCTGCGTGTGCCACACACTTCCAACCAATATCAACAAAACCCAATTCTCTTAACGCACATTCTAACTTCAACGAGTGGCAAGCCTCCTCTAGTATCATGCGGATTACCGAACTTTATTATTATTTATGACATTCTACTAAATCCTTTGATCTTCTCAAATTGTATGAGATCTTCAAATTTATCATGTAAGGATTGTTTATGTGAAATTACAAATACATTAGCGTCTTTGATTACATACTTTACAATCTTAAGAAACTCTTCAGTTCCAAATCCATCAAGTGAACTATCAAATACTTCGTCCATGATTAATAAATTTGTATTCACGGAGTTTTTAAATCTAGCCACTTCACGCCATGTGAAAAGTAATGCTAAGTCAATACGCATCTTTTCACCCTCACTAAAGGATGAGTAAGAAAAATCCTCATGAATCGGAGATTGAATCGTCTCATTAAACTCCTCATCAAGCTTGAAGTTAATATAAAAATCCATCATCCGAAGATACTTATTTACTTGTTGGTTAATAAGCGGTAAATATTTCTTGATGATTTTAGATTTAACTCCACCATCCTTAAGAAGTGAATAAGCAAAGTCGTGATGCAATATATCCTGTTTTCTCTCACCTAAAGATTCATAGGTTTCCTTTAATTTTTGATCAAACTCAGTTAATTTCTCATGTTCAGAATTTCTGTTTTTAAGTTGATTGGTAATTGTTTGAACTTCTTCTTCAAGTTCTCTGATCTGATTTTGGAATCCAGAGATCTTGATATTATTTTGAGAAATTTCATTCGTGAGTTTAGTAGTTTCCTTTGTGATGTTGATAAATTGACGTTCTCTTTCCTCTTCCTTAGCAATCGCCTTTTCTAGTTCTTCAAAACCAGATTTAAGTTCCTTTGCCTTTTCTTGAGCCTCGTCCAATTTATTTAACCTGAATCTTTCATCAATATCTTGAGTGCAAGTAGGGCAAACCGTATTTTTCGTAAAAAATTTATGTTCTTTCTTTACGGTAGATGCCTTATTTGATATTTTACCCTTTAAATTTCCCAACTCCTTAAGTCTCTTGTCAGCACCTAAAAATTTTTCTTGTTTCTTTATTAAATCTTCAACAGTTCCTTCTATTGTTAAATTTGCAATTTTGCATCCTTCAGATTCAAGAGATAATGAATCCATCTTTTTTATCTTGGAGTCAATTCGATCTTTACCTCTTTTTTCAACCTCCTCCATAAAGTTCTGTTGCATCTCTAATTTTTCTTTCAAAGATGTTTTCTTTAATTCTAAAGTTCTAACTTTATCTTTCTTTTCTCTAATCCGATCTTTAATAATATTATTCATTGCCGAGAATATCTTGATATCTAACAAATCCTCAATTACTTCTCTACGATTTGATCCAGATAACTGCATGAATGGAACAAATGTACTACTACCTAATATAACGATTTGTGTAAATGATTTATAATTCATCTTCACAACATTTTGTTCTAGCCATTTTTGTTGATCATTCGCAGCAGAGGATTGATTCATCATCTGACCATTACGATGAATCTCAAACACGTTTGGTTTGATACCTCGACGAATAAACCAATCAACTGATCCTATTGTAAAATCTAATTCAACTACACAATCTTTTTCATTTGTAGCATTTACAAGTTGAGATTTATTGATTTTACGAAAGGGTTTATTAAACAAAACAAATGTAAGTGCATCTAACATGGTAGATTTACCAGCACCATTTGTTCCGATAATTACTGTATTCGATTTTTTATTAAGGTCTATCTCTGTCCACTGATTACCAGTAGACAACAAATTACGCCATCTTATCTTTTTGAAACAAATCATTCTTTGGAGGAACCACGATATCGTCTGGTCTAATTATATTATACATGTAATTGTGAATTTCGCAAGCTTTTATTGCGATATTATCATCGATTTCAATCACACTCATCTCTGGAGTATCATCCTCTGAATACATTAAATCAGCATATCTATTTGCATCATCTTCTTCTTCAAACATAATCAGAACCCGATCTCCATCCTCATTTTCAACGGAGAAAGCACCCTCATCTTCAAAACCCTTTACAGCTAAAATAAACATTACTCGACCTCACAGGCCTCTTTATAAACGTCTTGAAGTATGGATGTGACAATAAATTTATCCAAATCAACTTCAGACTCTTGTATATATCTATTTAACAGAGAAATTGTATCCTCGGATTCCTCAGCTTCAAACTCCTCTCCTTCCGTAAAATCAAAGTTTTCAACAATCTTAAGTTCTGCTAAATTTGATGAATAGAGTTTGTCAATATATTTTTCAAATTGTTTTGGATTTGATTTTTTACGAACAATGACCTTAACAATTTTTTCATTATACTTTGTGATATCTAGCATTTGATGAGGGGTGTCATCATAGTAAAGATTGTGAAAGATTTGATATGGATTATTAATCGGTGTATGAACTAGAGTATCTGTATCAAACAAATGAAATCCACGATTACGATCATTTACATCATTCCAATACATTTCGTAAGGATTGCCCAGATAAAAAATATTTTCTTGATTTGATCTCATATGGTAATGTCCAGAGAAGACTCGATCAAACTTATCAAAAATTTTTCCATCCATTCCATGCTCCATGTAATGGCCACGAGTTGCCATAAATCCATTTAACTCAAGATGTCCCATGACACATGGAGAGTCACTTTCTTCTATAACTTCTAAAGTTTTATCTAAATTTTCAGAATTAATCCAAGGCACAAATAAAAATTTTGTTTTATCTATCGTGACTTCCTCAGCTTCTGAATATATTTTAATATTATCATACTCTCGAAGAAAAAGATCTACACCACTTAAGTTATTTGTATTCTTATAATAAGCAGTATGATTACCAATAATCGTATGAGTAACAATACCTAGTTCTTGTAATCTATCAAAATAATTATTTTTTGCCCACTCTAGTGATACAAAATCTACACCCTTACGGCTATCGAATGTATCACCCATATCAACTATAGTTGTAATGCCTTCTTTAATTAAAGTTGGAAAAAATATATCTTCATAAAATTTTAAAAAATAATCATGAAACAATTTGGAGTTTTTTCTTGCACCAAAGTGTTGATCAGTAATAATAGCAATTTTCATTTAGTCATCCAATCCAATACCTCTGTTGGAAGTTTACCCACTCTTGGGTCATTGTCCTTGACTGTGTGCGGATCCATCTCACCCTTGGGTAGATAAGTAAGTTCACGCAATGATCTAACTGCTGGATTGCTTGTAACATTAGTGGGAAGTCGTCCAAGAGCGACATTATCATAGTTAAGTTGATGCCTGTCAAATGTAGCGAGTTCATATTCCTCCGTCATTGATAGACAGTTGGTAGGGCAATATTCTACACAATTTCCACAGAAAATGCAAGCACCAAAGTCTATCGAATAATTTCTTAATTCTTTCTTTTTTGTTTCTTTATTCATCACCCAATCAACCACTGGAAGATTGATAGGGCAAACTCTCACACAAACTTCACAAGCAATACATTTATCAAACTCATAGTGTATGCGACCACGATACCTTTCGGATGGTATCAGTTTTTCGTAAGGATATTGAATCGTTACGGGCCTACGACCCATATGAGAAAGAGTCACAGAGAAACCATCTAGTAGATACTTTGCAGCATCCTTGATTTCTTTAATATAACTTGCGACTTGTTTGAACATTTTACTGATAGTTCATTCTTGTTTGTACAGAGTCTTTAATTTGATTATAATCAGAGCTAGTGCCTGTCATGTCACCATCAACAGTGAATACCTCTTCATAACCAGATCTTTCAATAATTTTAGTTTTGATTTCAAGTTGTTTCTTTTCCTTTTGAATTCTTCTTAAAAAAGCATAATGTATAATTTGAGTAAAATATGCAAAAGGATTTTTAGATTTTTCTGGATTAAAGTTGTTTATATATTGAACACA